GACGCCCTATCCGCATCGAAATGGAACGTAATGCTTCACGGCGTGGTTGGGAAATCAACATGTCTGCCGTATACGCTAAAGGCGTATGGCGTCCGACTTTGGGCGTGTCTCTAATCGCTGATGCTACAGCACCGGAAAGTTAGGAGGCTAATATGGGTGACAATCACTTTCCTTTTAATTTCGTTTTAGGTGCTGGTACATTAGCTGTAGGAACCACAAACTACGCTATGACAAAAGCACCTGCTGATGCGCTTGGTGGTGGATTTACTATCACTGAATTACGCGCCGTATCGTCTGCCACTCTCGCTGCTGGTTCTGCTTGGGGTCTTGAGATTGTTACTATGGCTTCAACTGGTACTATTTCAACTTTGAATGGAACCGTTGGAACCATTCCCGGTACTGGTGCATGGACTGCTAACGTAGTTCGTACAATCGCCGTTGCTGATGGCTGGGTGGATGGCGGGGAATATGTCGGAGCGCGTTTTATTGGAACTGCCGAAAATGCGACCTCTCACACAATTTCAGTCTTTGGTAATGCAGTGATGGGTCGGTAATAAATAAACTGGCAGGCTTGAGTCCGAGGTTGCTCTTGGATTGACGAACGGCATATCCCACCGCGCCTGCCAGTAACCGGGAACCTGAAAGGGAATCAGATGAAATTCACTTGGCTATCAAACGCAATCTGGTGGGGAAGTGGATACGGCGTACAATCCGCCTTATTCCTTCCGAGAATGAAAGCAGATGGACACGAACCGGCATTAATAGCTTATGTAGGACTTACGGGTCATAACATAAACATAAACGGAATCGAAGTTTTTCCCGGTGGTTTACATCCCTATGGACAAGATATTTGGGTAGAGCACACAAAGCGATTTGGTACTAATATCATGTTTTCGCTTACGGATGCTTGGGTTATCCAACCAGAAACGATACCTAATAATTTCAAGTGGATTGCTTACTACCCTGTTGATTCAAACCCCATGCCGCCTTTAGTGAGAGAAAGACTTACAGCGGCTTACAAACGAATTGCCATGAGTAAATATGGGGTACAAAAAACGAATGAAGCCGGATTAGATTGTTACTACGTCCCGCACGCGGTGGACACAAAACAATACTATCCGATAGATAAACAAGAAGCTCGTAAGATATTACAACTCCCTGAGGACGCATATATCATAGGAACGGTTGCAATGAACAAAGGCGCTCACCCGTCTAGAAAATCTTTTGTTGAGATGATTAGTGCTTTTACGTTATTCAAACAATCACACCCAAAAGCGGTCTATTTACTACATACTCACACAGGTGAAAACATGGAAGGCGTGGTTCACTTCAAGGAATTATGCGCTCAAAACGGATTAGAGATAGGTAAAGATGTTGTCTTTACGGATCCTTATTTCTCTCACTCTGGAGCACCTGTTGAATTTATGAGAGCGTTGTACTCAAGTTTAGACGTGTTCATGTTAGTTTCAATGGGTGAAGGGTTTGGAATACCAATCTTGGAAGCGCAAGCGTGCGGATGTCCTGTTATTGTAGGTGACTGGACTTCAATGTCAGAGTTATGCTTTTCAGGTCATAAGGTAGATGTCAAAGATGCTACTCCATTTTATACGCCACAGGCTGCTTATATGTACATGCCACATGTTGAAGCGATTGTTAGAAAAATGGAACTTGAATACATGAATCCATCATCAAGAAAAAAAGCACTAGCAGGAGCGGTTGAGTACGACGTTGACAAAGTTTACGAGACTTACTGGAAGCCTGTTTTAGCTGACATTGAAAAGGGGTTGAAATGAGAGATTCAATTATCATCCAACAGGCTTATGAAGAAGTAAACAACGGCGGCGGGTATTATTCGGATATGCTTAGACTCACAATGCAAAGACACGCCGCGTATGCCAGAAGTCACCTTATGGATTATCAAATTTACTTTGGTGAACCAACTGATAGAGACGTTTTCACAGGCGCGTGGCATAAGATCAAAATGATCCAAGATGCACTAGAAAGAGGATATAAATACATCTTTTGGATTGATATAGATGCGGCGATTGTGGACTTTAGTCAGGATTTGAGAGATGCTTTTAAAGGTTCAATAGGATGTGTTCAACATAAACACGAACAGTTACCAAAAGAATACAACATCCCGACTCACCTTAATGTAGGAGTTGTCTTTGTAAGAAATGACGAAGGCGTAAAAGAATTCATACAGAATTGGTGGAATGCTTTTCCGGGTGACAAAAGATGGGCAGAGCAAGGCGCGTTTAATGACTTGGCAAAAGACAATCCTTTAGTGTTTAAGATGGATGACAAATACAATGCTACCGTGAATGTGAATATGTGCGAAAAGCCTGTAATCGTAGGATGGCATGGGATACATCCTGCCGAAAAAAGATTTTCAATGATGAAAACATCATTTTTGGATGACCATATAAAGTTTCGCGTATGAGGTAAACAATGGCAAGAACCGGAATGACTAACTTAATCCAAACAGTAAGAGAGTTGTCAAATGCAGGCAGCGCTGAATTTGTTGTGGGTTCGGCTACCTACTTTTTGGATGATCACATTCAAGCATCTTTAGATAATAACCGTAGGGACTTTCAATTTGAACCAATGGAAGTTTACCCTGAACAAGTTGCCGGGTCTATTGTTTATAAGGAATTTAGAACCTACGAAAACACAGAAGCAGGTACTTTATTCTATCTGCAATACGCAGGTGGAACGGTGGTAGGAACCGCTTTATATTCAGTTGATAACGTACGAGGTGTGGTTACATTTACTAATGACACAGTAGGAACTGCATTTTATGTAACGGGTAGAACTTATGATGTTAACATGGCTGCCAGTGAGATTTGGAAACGAAAAGCATCTAATGTTGCCAATCAAGTTGATTGGTCTAGTGACAATCATTCAGTAAAGAATAGCCAGGTATTTCAATTCTACACAAAGCAAGCGGAATACTTCGCAAGCATGGGTAAACAGAATACAGTCTCTATTTTCAGAGGTGACATGTGCCGGGGATAACGCCTAGCCAACTTTCGTTTATGCGCAATCAAGTAGCTGAGATGTTGCCTGACTCCGGGACTATCCTTGCTGGTAGTGTTACCTCAGACGGTCAAGGCGGTAATTCTATGTCGTGGACAGGCACCGCAGCGGTTGATTGTCGTGTTGACGTGGTAAACGGACGTGAACAACTGCAAGGCGGTGGTTATAAAAGTTATCAGAAAACCATCTTGACCCTACCTTATAACGCAAGCATCACATCCGGAAACAGGTTTGCTTATTTATCCGATCAATACAATGTTATAGCGGTGAGTGGGTCTGATAGGTCATGGAATGTCAGTGTTCGGGCTGAATTGGAAAAAATATGAACGATATCGTTATTGATACTAAAGAAGTTGATAGAGTTGCCGCAGCACTTGGTAAGAACAGGGACGCGATTATTAGAATTATCGGCTTTGATATCGAGAGCGCGGCTAAACAATTAGCACCCGTTGATACTTCTGCTTTAAGAAATTCTCATTATACAGAAACTCCTGAAGGAAATACTTTCGATGTTGCCAGTTCAAACGCATTATCAAAAAACCCAAAGGTTACAATAATTCAACATCCTAAACCAGATGAAGGGTTTATCAACGTGGGGCCTAGTGTGAACTATGCAGAATTCGTTGAGTTTGGAACTTCCAGACAAGGCGCTCAACCTTATTTGACACCCGCCGCCGAAAGTGTTTCACAAAAGTTTAATTCAGGTGAGCGTTGGAAAGGTCTTACAGGCCATGAATCCAATTAGTTCTTCCATATTTCTGACACTTCAACAAGGAACCGCGTTAACGGCTTTACTCGCGGGTACTAATTCGATCTACAAAGACACGGCCGGGACTGCAAGTTATCCTTATGTTGTTTTCAATTTACAAGGCGGTGGTGAGGCTAACGAAAGTCCTAACAGAGAAAAGAATACAGTTTATTTTATCCGGGCGTATTCAAAAGTGAGTACCGCATCCGCAGGGAATATTGATACACAGATTGATGCTTTACTTCATGGAAAGACATTGACCATAACGGGCAGGAATAACTATTGGACTGCCAGGGAGGGTGAATTCGAGAATACAGAATATTTGAGTAATGGCGATCCTGTCTACATGGCCGGGGCGCTTTACAGAATAAAGTCTTGAAAGGACATAAAAAATGAGTACAAATTCATATTCAGGTAGTGCGTTAGTTGTAACGTGGACACAAGCTTCAGGAACTAACATTATTTCAGGTGATCAAACGACTTTTGATTACACCCCATCGATTGATCTAATTGACCAGACTTCGGGTGCTGACTCTAATAAAAAGTACCTAAACGCTGCCAAAGACGGTCAAGCCTCAATGACTTCTTACTTCCAGTCAGGAACCAATTTGCGCGGTACGGCAACATGGTCAACATTGACTGAAGGACTGTCGGGTACTTTGATGTGGCAACCACAGGGAACCGCTGCGGCAACTCCGAAATATACAATGCCTGCTATTTCTAAGGGCGTTGGATTCTCTCACCCTTATGCTGACAAAGTAACCGCTTCTATGTCGTTCCAACAGAACGGTACACGGGTTGAAGGGACTAACTAATGGCTGATTACACTTTACCGAATGGGGATGAAGTTACATTCGATTTAGACCAGATCACTTTTGGCGAATGGCAAGATTTAAGAAGTCCGGCATTTGCACGACCACAAGAGGTAGAGATACTTTGTAGGATCACCGGGCTTAAAGAAGAGGTCATTAATTCATTGAAAATGAATGAATCCAAAAGACTTTACAACGCTTTGTTAGACAAAGCGATGAAGCCGTTAGATGATCCAAAAAACTGAGTGAGCGGGTTTACGATTGTATCGTTTTCGAAAAACCCGCTCCTCCTGAATTACTAATATGGAACTTAGCCGAACGGTTCAAATGGACTATACCAGAAGTCAAAGCATTATCGGTACAAGACATAAACGATCTAATAAGCATTGACGATGCAAAGAGTAAGATAGCGAAGGCATAATTATGGGTCAAATAGGTTCAATGTGGTACAACATCGGAGCGAAAACAGCCGACCTCGAAAAGGGGTTGGCTAATTCACGTAGTAAATTAAGCGGATTGTCAAAGGCGTTTGAGGCTATCACTGGGTCAAGTTTATTAGGAGCTTCCGCTTTTGCTGCTGCCGGGAAAGCAATACAGTTTGTAATTAATGAGGCAATGCAAGCAGAACAATCAGAAATGAGACTTACTACAGCATTGATTTCTACTAAAGGCGCTGCTGGGATGTCTAAAGAAGCGTTAATGGAATACGCTACGGCGTTGTCGCAAGTCACTGTAAATTCAGAAGAAACGATCATAGATGCTGAAAGCCTAATGTTGACTTTCACTAAGGTTGGAAAAGAGATATTCCCGCAAGCAATGGAAGCGGCTATGAATTTATCCGCCGCACTAGGCGGTGATCTACAATCAAAAATAATCATGGTTGGAAAGTTAATGCAAGACCCAAACGGAATGGGCGCTGCCAAGAGAGTTGGTATCTCGTTTTCAGAAGCTCAAATTGAAATGGGTAAGGCAATGTTTGAAACAGGTAACATAGCTGGATACCAGGCTATGGTTATTGCAGAATTAAATAAAGAGTTTGGGGGAATGGCGAAGGCAATGGGTACAACCTATGCCGGACAAGTTGCCATTATGAAAAATAACTTTGGCGAATTAGCAGAAACAGTCGGAAAAACATTAATTCCAATTCTTGCCGATGCTGCAAAGACACTAAACCAAATTATGACGCTGAATACTTACTATACTACTTCTGTAAAAAATGCCACTCAAGAAATGCAACGTCAGGGAGTAGCGTATGAGGAATACGAAAGAAGGTTATCTGGAGCCGCGTCCGCTGCCGGAAAGTTGTCTGAAAGACACAAAGAGTACTATGATCAAATTTTAAATGGCGCTTATACCGATCCGGTTTGGATGCTAGAAGTAAATCAAAAACTTGGCATTTTATCTGAGAGTGAATACCAGGCAGGAATAGACGTATTAAAATTGAAAGACGCTTTTGATTCTCAAACAAGAAGTGGAATGATTTGGGATACAAGCATAAATCAATGGATTGTGGATACCTCTAAATTAACGGGAGCCTTTTCAGAATTAGAGCCACTTGTTGTATCGGTAACCGATTACACAAAAGATTTGGATACTGCTCAACTCGCTGCTTTTGCATCCGCAGGATTGGAAGCCGATGCTCAATATAGAGTTTATGAGTCGTTAGGGCTTATTGATAAAGCCAGTTATTATGCGATTCAAGCTATCCAAAATTGGAGGGACGAACTTGCCAATACGGGTAATATTGACGCATACATTGGTAAGGTTGAATTACTAAACAGACTAATGAGAGATTCAGAATACAAGAGTTATGGTACTTCTTATAGTACACCTAATGCTGGTGGAAATACTTATACACCGCCTGCAATAAGTACTCCTGTTGTTAATCCTAGATTTCAAGCAACTGGTGGTTATGGTTCTGGACTAACCTTAGTTGGTGAGCGTGGGCCGGAATTAGTAAACCTACCTTACGGGTCTTATGTAAACAATAATAACGATTCTAAAAATATGGTATCTGGAGACAAAGAATTACTAAACGCAATCAATCAACTAAACGTAAGTATGAGTAGACTTCCAATGCAAATGAGGGACGCCATTTTACTGGCATAATATGACTTGTGAAAATTGTTTTAAGATAGAGATGCAATTAGCGGGAACCGCGGGCGCGTGGACTGACGTATCAGAGGACGTTATGCGTGCTGATAATATTTCAGTATCTTATGGAATTAAAGAACAATCACCATTAGCGAGGACGGCTTCAACTGGAAGTATGTATTTTACTCTTGACAATTCAGAAATCAATAGCGCCGAATTAGTTGGGTATTATTCACCGGGGCATGTGAATTGTAGAAGTGGGTTTAAAGTTGGAATTACTGTAAGACTTTCAATAGAATATGACGGTAAAACTCATCCGAAGTTTTACGGACGAATACCAGAAAAAGGAATAAAAATAGCAACTGGTACAACTGGATTAAGAAAGGTTTATGTCGAAGTCAGAGATTTTATGGAGCAATGTTCGATAACAGATATTGAGACTCCTGACTTTGTTGAGAATAAAACATCCGCTGAGATTCAAGCATTAGTAATAGCCAATCAAGATATCAAACCTTTAGCAACTGAATATAATACTTGTGAAGAAACTTTTGCTACTGGATTTGACACAGTAAAAAGCACGACAAAAAGTATCACAGAAATGAATAAGGCTAATTTAGCGGAATTAGGTTATTCGTATGTAAAGCATGATCTAAATAATTATGAAATATTCACGGTTGATGGTAGGATGACAAGAACCAATACGCCGGCAACTTCAATCGTAACAATGCCAACGGATTCTACCGGATACATATTACAAGAAAACGGATTCAAAATTAAGCTTGAAAGTGGTTTAGGTTTTATCAAGTTGAATGCTGGTACTTCGATCTCTTTTGAAAACATATCGTTACCGGGTGAGGTTATCAATGGTAACAATCTATATAACTACATTCAGGGTATTGCCTATCCTAGACAAGTAGGAACGGTTGCAGAAATCTTGTTCAAAACAAATACCGCCTTTCCTATTAACGCAGGTGAGACAGTTCCAATAAAAGGGACTTATACCGATCCATTAAATCAAACTAACAGTATTTCAGCTAAAGCAATGCTGCCTCCAGGGACGGCGGATTATTGGATGAATGCCAATAGAGATAAAACGGGTGCTGATTTAACGGCTAATTTCAATATCGGTACACCTTTATTTTATGCTAACAATGTTATTTACAATGTTACAAATACCGGAACTGCTAATGCCTATGCTTATGTGCAAGCGCAAGGAACGGCGGTTAGAGTTTACGATCCGGTTATTAGTTTTGTGTCAGACGCTACGAGTATACAAACCCATGGTAAACATACGTTAAATCTTGATATGAAATTACAAGATGACCCGACTATATCAACGGCATTTATTACTACCATGTTGAGTCAGTTCAAAGAGCCGACTACTAGAGCCGAGGTTTTACCGTATTATGCTAATCGAAGTCAAGAATTACTGGCAGCGTTTTTATACTTGGATATTGGTTCACGATTTACAGCGGTAGAATCAGTGAGTGGTATTTCAGGTGATTACTTTATTAATGGCGTAGATTTTACTATTTTACCGGGTGATATTATTAATTTCTCGTGGCATGTAAAGAGTTCAAGTTATGATACCTTTGCGTTCTGGTATTTGGGAGTGGCGGGTATGAGTGAAATAGGTGTAACTACTTTTGCAGGATTCTAAGAGGTAAACTATGGTATGGACAGATCCAATTACATGGACGGGTGGACAGCTCGTCACAGAAACACAATTGAATACTTATATTAGAGATAATATGAATTATCTATTGGCAATAGTAGGTTCTGCCAATCAAAATGCCGGTGGAACTTATATTTACCTAGACCCTGCTGATGCTATTCCATCAATATCAGGAGTAGTTAATGCACCAATTACACAAACCGAAACAGGAACTTCTGTTAATGATTACGTGGGTGGGTTTGTTGATAATACTATTTATTGTTTACAGTGGAAAGGAAGATGGCCTACAACTGCCGGAACATCTGTACCTCATGCTAAAGGTAATTTCTTCATGGCGGCGGCAACGTCTGGAACAGTTGTATTTGGAATTCAGGTTGCTGCAAGGTCTCCGGGTGATTCTAGGGCTGGTAAATCATTTGCAACTACTAATCTTGGGACAATATCTTGTCCTGGCACCGCTGGAGTTATTGCCACATTCGACATTGCACTAACAAATAATGATTCAATAGCAGCAGGAGATTCGGTAAATTTTTTACTTTACAGAAATACGGACGATCCAAAAGATAATGCCAGTGGAATAGCTTATTATCTTGACGGAGAAGTAAAATAGATTAATTACACATAAAAAAGGTGTTAAAATGGTCAAAAACTATATAAATCTCTCTTTGAAAAGGTTATACTTGAATAGTAAATCTATTACGAGGAGAGAACATGAGAACAACAGAGAAATGGTTTTGGGCTGTCATATTAGCGCTTTTAGTTATTACTTTGATTGTGAGCGCACCAAAGGAGCAACCGATGGCGATTAAAACAGATGGATCTGTTCAAAGCGTTAAGTTTAGTGGATTGAGTTCTGTCGCTTTATCTAATCAAAGCTCAACTTCAATATGGATTTACAGGACTTCGTATTATGCAGACTGTAATATATCAATTACTGGAGAAGCAAAAGGATTTTTGGTTACTTTGGATGCAAGATCAACAAATGGAACTATACAAATATATACATTCCATGCAAGTCATGTTGGCGAATGGACATCTGCTGGTGGTGTAATTGGACTAAATACACTGTATCATATTGTAGTTAATTATGATTCAAGCTCAACGTCAAATAACCCAACAGTAACGGTGAATGGGGTTGACGTTTCTCTAACAGAATACGGAACACCCTCTGGCGCTTATACCGAATCGTCAAACTTATGGATTGGAAGCGGATATCGTTCTATAATTGGCGACACGCTATCTTATAAGAGATATGATCGATTCCTTACATCCGCTGAAATACTGGATATGTACAACTCACGAGGGGCATCATATCCTCGTAATGGATTGGTATTCTGCCCTGTTCTTTACGGTGCAAAAGGATTGCATGTAGCAGACGGAGCAACATTGTCAACCGCTAATCTTATTGTAGACCCCTGCAGTGGTGCAACAGGAACACCAACCGGATCGCCCGTAATGGTTGGCGAACAATACTTATCTATTAGATAGAACTGCCTACGCAGACATTTATTTTTCTACTAGCCTCTTGAATGAGGCTGGTAATTTTGTATTAAGGAGTTATCATGGCCGATCAACAAATATCAGCAATGACCGCAGGAACGCCAGCAGCAGCAGACACGTTTCCTTTTCAGAGGGGTGGAACTGCCAACTATGCAGCTACGCCTAATGCTATTGCGCAATCTTTAGCGGGTGCTGTTGGTACACTCATGGCAGGAACCGGATTGACCGCTCAAAAATTAATCTGGAATGGAACTGCGAAATGGATTGACGATGATTTTGCAGCCACTTATATCATTTCAAGTCCTGCCGGGTCTACTTTATATCCTCCTTTTGAATGTGGGTATGATGGAACAATTGAAGCTGTAAGATTGAATTCAGGAACCGTATTAGGTAATGGAACGGTAGACCTGTATAAAATGACCTATGCTCAAGTTGGAACAGGGACACCTGGTACGGCGTTTTCAATCGTTGGAACTGCAACTAAACCAGCGCTCGCAGGAACTCAACTCGCAGCGGTCACAACCTTTACGGGGTGGACTTCCACTACATTCACTAAGGGAGATTGGATATATCCTTATGTCACAGGAGCGGGAACGATCACGAATTTGAGTGTAGCTATTTCAGGTAAAAAGACGGCGGTGAGTTAATGGCTGTTGATGATACCTATACTAAGTCTCTTTTGCATATGGATGGCGCAGACGCGTCTACCACAATCACAGATGAAAGTGGTAAAACGTGGACTAGGGCTGGGGATGCCCAAATAGATACTGCTCAGTATAAATTTGGAGGTGCTTCTGGATTATTTGACGGAACTGGTGATTATGTTAGCACTCCTGACAGCGACGATTTTACTGTCGGTAATGCAGACTTTACTATTGATTGTTGGTTTAGACCCACAGCAATAAATCAAAATTCAAGGTTATGTGCCCAATTAGGGGCGTCTGGTCTAGATGCTACCATTGGGATTGTTATCTCTTTGAATGCAGACGAAAGCGTGTCAGGATATGTACAAAGTGGTGGAACTATTTATACCGCCGCTGTTGCCGCTGCATCTTATGATGTTGATACTTGGTACCATGTCGCACTTATAAGATATTCAGATACGTTGAAGTTATATTTGAACGGTATTGCTGGAGCCACAACAGCAAATTTAACTGGAGTAACGGTATACAACTCAACAGATAGTTTTGTTATTGGAAGGGCGGGAAGTTTTAATGGAGGTTATTATAGTGGGCACATTGATGAATTTAGATTTTCAAATGGTATTGCGAGGTGGACAACAAGTAATTTCACACCGCCAACAAGAGCATACGGTGGCGGTGGACAACAGGTAATTATATGGTAAGAAATGGAGTGATATGAATTTTACAGACTTCCCTTTACGCGGTATTGACGTCTCACAATTCCAGGGCGTTATCGACTGGAATATGGTAAAAGTTGACTTCGCAGCCGTCCGGGTAGGTTATGGTAGGACGGTAGACACTCAATTTATAAACAACTGGAAAAATGCCAAAGGGAAGGTTAATAGAATTCCTTATTGGTACATGGATTATTACTCTAATCATTTAAAGGGAAACGCGGTCAACGGATTAACAGATATAGAATGGGGAATACGTCAAGCGGATATGTGTCACGGCCTGATAAAAGACGATCCAGAAAGTATTGTATTTCTTGACGTTGAAAGCACGACTGGAAATTTTGCGCCTAAGATTCAAGAAGTTCCTGATAGAGTACACACAATCGCAAAATCATTCCTTGAGAGAATGGATCAACTCAACGGGAAGAAAAACGGCTGCTATATTGCAGTTGCCTGGTTGACCTGGTACCCGGCTTGGTTCCATGACCGTCCTCTTTGGGTGGCATGGTACAACAATAAACAAACTAAAGATACCGTGCTTGCGAAGGTGAAAATGAACGGATGGGCGGGTAAGTGTCTTATGTGGCAGTTTTCTTCTACTGAAAGTATGACCGGAATTAAAGGTAACGTAGACGCTAACGGATGGACTGGAACCGAACAGGATTATAAAGATTTATTCAGATTGAACATACCAACTATTGAGGATCCGGTTATTATTCCAGTTGAACCAACAGATAGTGAGAAATTAAACAGACTTTGGCAAGGACATCCTGAATTGCACTGAGGTGAATAATGGCAGTTTCAAACACACAATTACTAAACGAAATAAAAGATATATCTGTTTCAATCGCACGAATTGACGGTAGGCTAACTCCTATTGAGACTGCCAGCGCAAAACTAATGCAGGTTGTTATTCAAGGAAACGGTAAACTTCCACTTACTCAACGGGTACAACAATTAGAGGACTGTAGGGACGTTGATACAAAGAAAAAAGACAAGTGGGATTCAAGAACATGGGCGATTATCATGTTGATTATTGGTCAAATAATAACCCTAGTATTTTTATTCGCAAAAGCAAAACTGATAATTTAGTTGTATACTAAGTTATCGGTTCAATTGTTCAAGGAGACGTAAATGGATTGGAATTGGTTATTACAGGCAGGAAAAGATTTTTTGTCATACTTTATTCAGGCTCTCACAGTAGCTTTAGTCCCGGCGCTAGTCGCGGCTCTTGTGGCATACATCACTCGTAAGTTGCAAGAGATCAAACTTGCACAGCCTGATATTACCCGCGCCTTGTCTTTTATGATGCCTATTTTCGTACAAGCTGCCGAACAGGCGAAGTTAGCAGAATTAATTGAAGACAAAAAGGAATATGCAATTTCTCTAGCTCAAACCTGGCTAAACGAAAAGGGCTGGAAACTTGACCTTGCGTTAATTTCCGGAGTTGTTGAACAAGCAGTCAATGAAGCGGAGTTCCCCTCAACTGTCACGACAACTACAAAGACGGTAAAAAAATAACCACCCGCTCCAAAAACTAAACGGAATAGGCCGTAAGATCGAAAAGGTCTTACGGCTTCTTTGTCAGGAGGCGGTATTGAAAAGAATATTGATAGCACAAGAGAGTGATAGGCATGGTGGTAATAAGTTAGGGTTAATGAATCCAGATGTTATTCTGGAGGACTTGCAAAAGAATGGGGAGTGTAGGTTATGGCAACCAAACTTAACTGAGAGTCAAAGAGAATTGTGGTCACTTGAATTAGAAAATATTGAGAAGTTGAACCACTTAGCGGGAAAAGACGCTGTACACTACATTGAGGACGGGGATCCAACGCAAGGTAATAAACATCCTGCGGAACTGGTATCACAAAGACTTGCAGACCAAATAACAATCGCAGTTGCAAACGAAAAACCAATATTCGCAGTAAAGAACCTAAAGACGGCTAGATTCGCAATAGGAACGGGGGCGCATAATTTCGGTCAAGGATCGTCTGATATTCTCATAGTAAATCAATTAAAAGCAATGTATCCAAAAAAGAATATAGAAGCTTGTTACCATGGTCTTATTCACTATGATGAATTTACGGTTGACTTTGCGCATCACGGCCCTTACACAGGATCAAGGGAGTGGCTAAAGGGGAACGTAGCAAGGTACTATTTACAATCCATGATGATACATGCCATAAAGCATGGACACAAACCACCAGACCTTGTTATTAGAGGTCATTATCACACCCCTGTAATTGAGACGGTTAGAATAAACGGGTTTACAAGTACAATCGTAGTAAGTCCATCAATGTGCATGATAGATGATTTCGCTCACCAGGCAGCAAAAAGTCCTGATGATGTAACGTGCGGGATGTTCGTTTACGAGGTTGTAAACAACAAACTTTTAGATATTCACGAATTCACAAAAACGTATGACACAAGAACGGAGTATTTTATCAATGACTAAAATAGGCGATGAAATTAATGAGCTTTTACAAGAACTTGAAAAGGAATACAAAGTAGAGTCGATGCAACCCGGTGATATTACCGTGGATGACATGGAACGAGTAACAGGATTAGGCCACAGACAATGCACTCTTATATTGGCAAAAAAAGTACAGAAAGGAGAATTGATTGTTTTCAAAGCAAAGAACAATAAGGGGTTTTACGTAAATGCCTATCGTAAATCAGACACGGTTGACAAATAAGATATAAATAGTTATAATAAATTACAGCAAGGGGATCACGAATGCGGGTAACAAACCGCCATCCCTAAGACTCCTTTAACCGGGAGTCTTTTTATTTATGCTATACTATATTAGATGCTCGATCCGTAATCGGTCAACGTAGCGTCATCATTCCCAGTCCTGTACCCTTGAATGAGTTGATTGAATCGAAAAAGCTCAATAAACTCGGATTAGTTCAGCAGGACACCTCTTATATAAAAGGGTATGAGAATAAGAGGCCGTGATCGTCTAACACTAGGATAGTCGTTTCATGCGACTAAATGAGGGTCGGAGTCCCTCTCACGGGACAAGACCACTCGAAAGGGTGGTCTTTGTTTTATGGTAAAATATTCTTAATCCATTAATTGGAGGTGGATGACCCGTATGGGTTATCGCAAAACTCCCTGAGCGGTAATACGCTGGGGAGTTTTGTATTGTGGTATAATGTAATTACTGACCGGGTGGCCTCCGGCGGGCTTCATCCTAAGCCTTGAAGTGTTGACGAATACAGGGATACTCCCCAAGTTTTTCACTTGGGGAGTTATGATTTATGATATAATTTACGTGTCCTCTCTTATTGGA